ATAATGAACCAGAGGAGATGGAGGCGCCGGATATCCAGCCATGGGAGGATATTCGGCAGTATATTCGAACTCGTTGTTACTACAGACCATCCCGATCATAATGTCACCGGGAGCATGAGTAAGGGGATGCTGTGGATAAGATCCAGGAGAAAAATAATCGTTGTAAGTGTTGCCAAACATATTAGGCTCGGCACTCACTACCGGGTCGGTGATGATATCGATGTTCTTCAGAAAATTCAGCACGAACAATGAATACGTTGGGGCGCTCGAACTATAACAATCCCAACTAAATACATGATCACCGGGGGGTGGATTGACGAACACATACGCAGCAACAGCGGCTAAATTGGTCGTGTCGTAGATCGTTTTGACTCGTAGCTGAAAAGGAACACCGTTCAGGTAAAAGAATGTTCTTTCCCCATCTTCTCCAACATAGTCGTAGAAGTCACTCGCTGAGACAGACGTGCAGAACAATACAATGACCTCGGTGCTTGCCGGGATATTGATTGTCTGACCGGGGCTGAGATTCACCTGGACCGCGGGAGAAATAACGAGCGGGGCGGAACTGTTGATCGTTGCGTAAGGTCCTTCCAGGGCAAAGGCATTGATTGTGTCACTGCTTTTGGCATCCGGCGACGAGCCACCGGCAGAATCAGAAATGGCACAACTTGTTGCCTGGTAACAATCAGCTTCGATACCCTTAAGTTTCCCTCTCAGAATTACTGCCGCGAGGCGAAGAGTGCGGATGTATGTGATGTATATCCTGTTTGTGTCGGTGGTTTTATAAGCTATTTCAATATAATAGTCCTCGTCGAAATAATCGTGAAAGGTAGATTGAACTAAGATCTGCCCGTCTGCGGTAAGACCTGCGGCATCAGTATTCTGATATTTCGCGAATATTACGGTCGCGCAAAAAGGCTCGGTAGGCGACACGGGATAGATCCTCTGCGCCCGAGTGTTGAAATAAACTTGGGCGGTTTGCCAAGTACCGACAATGGGGGTTCCCTGGTCAATATCTTTGAAAAAAACAACAGTTATATCTGTGACATAAATATAAATCGGGCTTGACCAGGTAAGAGTTTGAACTCCTGTAGGCGGAAGGAGGATCTTCTTAACCACAAAAGGGCTATCGTTCGTCCATGCCATTACAAAATCAGAAGCCTTCCCTCCTATGCTTAGGGTATGGGAGTCTGGATTCGATGTCGGCGAATCCAGATAGAGAACAATCAGGGCTATTTCTGCATCAGCTGGAACAGTGACAGAGAACGATCCGCTTATATCGCCTCCTTCCGGGTAATGCTGCAGGGCGGGGGTGCCGGTCGGGCGCGGAGTAGTTCCCCAATCCGACATATCAGCAGGGGTGGCTTCTTCGTCCTGTGCGCCCGCCATGATCTCCGAGATTCTGCCATTAGGAGCATCAGCAATCCCAGATTGGGTCTCATGATTTGAGCCGAAAGATATCCCGGCATTAGGCGATTCAGCAGGTACAATCGATTCATCAGTACCAGCCGTAGCGGGTATATTCCCTGATTGAGAATCTGAGGACGCAGTTGTTTCCGTGACATCGGCACCGATAACAGCTGGAGGGGTTGGCGCAAGGGCAACAGTGATGAGGGCTGTCGGGTTTGCGGTGGCCTGGTTTACCGAAGTAGTCCCGGTGTTGCCTGCACCAGCCTTACCGCCGATAGCCAGGCCAATACCACCGCCTGTCCCAGAGTTTCCGGTTTCATCTCCTACTTCGGCAAGGGAGGAAAGATTGCCATTGCTCCATCCTGAAAGATTGGCAGTGTCGTTGGCATCCCTGTCCAGCCCGACGCAAAGCAGGATAAGGCAGTTGGCTATGGATGTCGTTACGGCAGGACAAACCGGAGAATAAGATGAGGCATAGGTCGTGCCGGCAGTGATGTGAATGGGATTGGTTTGATTGCATCCGCGAAAACAGAAGATCTGCGCAGCGGTGTAGCTCCCGGAGTCGGCAACCGATACAGCCGATTGCGCCCCGGACACGTATTTCCAGAAGACTCCTAGCCGAACCCCAAGGGCATCACCTGCGGAGCCAGTATATTGTGGGCTGTTGGTTACCTCCGTCCATCCGTCCGGCGTGGTGATCGCCTGGTTGGCGGTAGAAACCAGCAAAATAAAAACGTCGCCGTCGGCATATCCAGCAGGCACAGGAACGGATATTGCCCCTGTGCCGATGGTGAACGCGCCTTTATTGACGTAATACGGGATTGCCCCCACATCGGACCTATCAAGTCAAGGTTGCGGTGTAGCTGACGTTCAGCGTGTCGCCATTGGCCAGGATCTTATCCCCACCAGTGAACAACCCGGCCGAGAACAAGACACCAGTAGTGCCGCTCTTGGTCGCAACAGAGTTGAGGAAACAACCTTTGATCGTGGTGCCATCGCCGTTGATCGAATAAACCGCCGCAGAAGAAAGGGCCTTGCTGCCGGCCGCTGCCGCACTCCACGCTGCGGTTGGTCGTGCCGCCTGGGAATATTCAACATCCTCAACCCATCCGCCATGGGTTGCCATGGTGTCGGTGACGGCCGCGCCTGTGGTGTAACTGGTTGAGCCGATCAGACCGATGTACCAAGCGGCGGTATAAGAAGATCCGGCGAGGTACTTGTCGAGCATGTCATTCTTGCCGACAGTTGTTACCAGGTTGTCGAATTCCTCAACCCACTTGGTTTCAAGAGGGATGGCGGCGAGCTCGGCCAACATCTGCTCGAGTGACGCTCGACGAAGAAACCGCCTGATCTTGCCGAGTTTTTTATGGGCAAGGATCTCATCACGCAGGAAGACGTATCGTTTGCGGAATGATTCAACCGGGCCGACACACTCAACGGCGTAGCGGCCTATAGCCTTGGATTCTTCGCTTGACCCGACATTGCGGCCGATGCTGCCGCCCTGGGTCGTCATCCCTATCGACTGTTCAATCTTGGTGTTCATCATCCCTGTACCTCCTCAAGCTCAGTCTCCAGAAACCAGCGGCGGTGTAATTCCGGCACTCCATCGCCGTTGCTGTCGTCGGTCCATTCAAGACAATGCCGCAGGCAGTTTTTCTCCTTGTCGTATTCGGTATCGACAATCTCCCCGGCGACTATCGGCTGTTTCAATTTCGCTTTACTTCCAGGTTTCATTACGTTTCTCCTTTAATTGTCGCTGGGGTAGTTGTTCATATTCCCAACCAGTTAAGATTGGTTGATGGTCGAATTGGATATGCAATACCCTGCTGCTTACAGAAGTCCTCTACGATGGAGATTTTCTCCGCGAACATATCCCGGTGGTAGGAGGTGTTCACCTTCGCCCCTTCCATACCGTCTTCGATGCGTGAGAAAATCTTTTCACACGTATCGTGGATAATCGCCCACTCGAAATCTTCATTACCCTGGGCACCATCGGGAAAGAAGCTCTCACCCTCGGCCATATCTACCGGCAACCGGTAGAAATAAAGTTCGATTGCGGTCTGTGCAGCCGGGACCTTCTGATAGATCAGCGAGGCTTTCTTGAGCGCCACGGCCGCCAAAGTGCCTACGTCGAGGCTGACACCACCGCGCACCATGGACATTGAGCCAACGTCCATGAAGATGTCGAGCGCCACGCCACCGGAGCGGGCCATATAGAGGCCTTTGTGGTAGGTATCCGGCAGATCCACCTCCATCTGTCCCACGGTGGTGTTTACGGATGCGAAACCATCCTTCAGATCTGGCAGGAAAAGAAGATCTGCTATTCTCCGCTGAGAGCGATTGACCCTCTTTAAGATCTCTGCCGGATCCTCGTAACCCGGATCATCGACTATATCTATGACCTCTTGGCACAACTCATCAGCGTTCATGCTTTACTCCACAAGCGCACGGCCCCGAAGAGCCGTGCGCTGTTAAAGATTACCGGCCAGATCAGCCGGAAGTAGCAACCGACTCAACCAGGATCGTCACCTTCTTCCCGGCGTTCGCGATGTTGTTGTCGTTGATGACCATTACCAGGTCATGCTTCTCGGCAACTTCCAAGGGCAGGGCAAACGCCTCGATATCCTGCGAGGCTACGATATCGTGGCCCGCGCCGAATTTATCAGGATCATCAGTCCCGCCGTCTTCCCGGCTGATATAGCCAAGGTCGATATCCGATCCAGCGTTAAAAGCGGCGTCAGCGATAATCCGCATGCGCCAGTAGGTGTTATACTCACTCTTCTTGCGAAGTTTCACCACGGTCCCGTTGGTCTCGGCCCCGGTGAAGGTGTACTCCAATTTCTCATAGTTGACGTTGCCACAATGCGACTGATGAGCCAGGTCTTTGTAGCATGCTGCTTCGATAGTAAGCATGAAAACCTCCAAAAGTTTTAATCAGTTACAAGGGGGCGTACAAATACCGCCCCCTATTTGTTGAACGATTTAGACCACGGCAGCGTCGAACGCGCAGACGCCATAGTCGTTGATCCGGCCGGCAGAATCGGCAAAACGGATCTTGGCCAAGCCCATGATCCAGTCCATCCACTGACGCCACCAGGCTTTCTGGTTGTAGAGTTCGCCGTCCA